ATGACCTACTTTAGCCCACAACACCTTGATTCGCCTGCTCTCATAGAGCGCAAGGTCTATTGGCAGGCTGAACCAACTGGCGATTACTCCGCCTGTGTGGCGGGTCAGGTTGAGATGTTCCGTGATCTGCATGAGCTGCGGGTCTATCTGTCGATGACGTACCCCGATACCGTCTTTGAGCTGGTCGAAGTGACCGAAGAGACTTGGCAGGGTTTTTATGATCAGGGAGTCTTTTTCGATGACTGGTCATAACGCCGTGATGCCGATAAATAGCGTTATCGGCACCAAAACCCTGATCGACTATCTGTCCTTTACCTGGGCACCTGTCGAGTTGATCCAGATGAAAGAGCTTGCCAAACAAGGTGCGCTCTTGAAGGCGATCCCGCGCTTTGACACCAAGGTGAAGGCCCTGCAAGCGGCCATTTCCCAGCCCCCTGTCGAGGGTCTGCGTTATCTGTGGAAACGTCCGGTTGGCTTCGCTCCCCTCGCCCGCTTTGACAAGGTGACGGAACGTCTGTGTGACAAGGCCGAGCGGTTGGGCGTTTCCCCTGCCCCGACTGTCGAATATGACAAGACCACCGAGCGGTTGAGCCTTCAGGGTGTGCCCAAGTCCCCTGCCCCTGTCGTTACCCTGTCCATGATAGAGATGATGGAGCGGGCATTGCACTCCGGTTACAAGGCCCGTGCCGACATTCGCAAAGAGTTGAAGGCGGTCTGCTCCTCCCTGCTCAAGTTCTCCCAGTTCGAAGTGGTCGAGGGTGCCAAGTATTGGGAAGCCTACAACGATTTGATCGACTGCTACGGGGTGCAGTTTCTCGATGCCCTGTGCTGCTCCGAGCTTGAGCTGTGGCTCGAAGAGCTCAATACCAAGATCGGGGTGCCCATCCCTGAGCCCCGTTTCACTATGCGCCCTCGCCGCTCCGGTCTGCATGGCTATGCCAACTCTGCCGACCTGCTGTGTGATGGCCTCCCCTGCGGCTTGATTGGTTGGGGTGCGGCCAACCACGGTTGCATGGTGAGCTTTTCCGGTGTGGGTTGTGCGGCACTCGATATGCCTGCATTGCACTCCGTTATCTCTCACATTCCATCTGTCCGTATCACGCGGGTGGATCTTGCCCTGGACGACTACAGCGGTGAGGTGATCAGTTACCAGGGCGCGATTGATGGTGCCCAGGCTGGCGAGTTTCATCCAGAGCGGGGCCGTGCTCCGGCGTGGATGAAAATCGAATCCGGTGAGTTCGTTATATCTGAAATTGCCAAGGGGATTGTCAAACGCTTTGGCATGGCTCCGACCAAGGGCTGTTCTTTTTATGTGGGCAGCCGGATCAATGGTAAATGTGCTCGGATATATGAGAAGGGTAAACAAATGCAATCGGCTGAGTGCCCGAATTGGGTACGCGCCGAAGGCGAGTTACACAATAAGGATCGTGTTATCCCACTGGATGTCCTGGTAAACCCAGATCCCTATTTCGCGGGGATGTATCCCCAGTTTGCTAAATGGCTGGATGAAGTTAAACAGTCGGAGTCTGTTCCGGTACGTGTTACCACCTTTAAAAATAAGTTCAAAACATCCAGGGATAACGCTGTTTTTCATATGTCTCGCATGGCTGGTCGCCTTGTTAATTGGTTAGCAAGTGTTGAAGGTATGGCACCTGAAAAGATTGTTAACCAATTAACAGCGCACCTGGGAGAAGATGATATTCCCGCGCGGTTAAGAATGCCTATACCTCCCGAGTTTATATCGGGTGGGCATTGTTTAGTTTCGACCTAAAAAACAGGTTCTTCAACGAGGTAAATATTATGTCCCTGCTCACTGGTGTTCTGGTAACTCGCGTTACTCATGGTTATGGTGTGTCCCGTAAATCTGGTGCTCCTGTGCCTTATGATTTTGCCCAGGTGGAATACCTGGCTCCGGCAAACAACGTCAATAAGCCTGAGTGTAATATCCACTCCTGGGGTTATGAGGTTCGCCAATTGGCCCTTCGTAATGACTCTGTGACCATTAAAGAAATGGCCGACTGCCCCAAGCTGGTTGCCATTGATTTGGTACTGGAAGCGGATCCCCAGAATCCGACCCGCAATGTGGTTGTTGGTTTCCAGCCTACCAAAAAGCCGGTATAACCGCCGCGCAACGAGGAGGAGGAGCGAGAGCGCGCAGCGAGCGACGACGAGGGCGCGATAATGCTTTGTTTAGATATTACCTCCGAGGGTTATGCCCGTTTATCCGAGGGGGATTCTTGTAAATATGTGCTGCTGACTGTCCAGGAGCATTCTAGGTTAACGGATATATCGAGCTGGTTTGCGTTCGATATATCCACTGTAACCGCCGCCTTTGGCTTTGGATTAGCCATCTGGGTTGTCGGTCTTAAATTGGGCGCTGTTGCCCGTGTTATTGTTGGTGCAAAACGAGGATAAATAAAAATGGAAAAACTGTCAGGCTTGTTCCGTAACGGTTGTATCGCTGCCGTGGCTTCTGTTTCTGCGATGGGTGTCGCCAATGCTGCCGAGGGTGGTTCTGCTGCCGCTGCTGGCTCTGCGCTTGATACCGCGCTAGCAGACGTTAACGCCACTTCTCCCAAGGTGATGCTGGTTGTTGCTGCCGTTGTCGGGGTCGGTATCCTGATCGGCCTTATTCGCAAAGCCTAAGCCATGTCCCTGCTTATCGGGACGCTCTGGTTTTTGTTCTTTGTCGAGGGATGGCGAACATCCTTTTCAATCTAAGGCGGCTTCGGTCGCCTTTTTTATATTGGGGGCTGTGTGCGCATAGGTTGGCTTTTATTATTTTTCCCATCGTTTGCTTTTGCTCTTATGGGCTGTCCTGTCGGTGTGCAATTGGGTAGCGTGACGATGGCAACGCCCTTGCCTGTCTGTCTTAAATTTGAAGGCTCTCAACTTGGTGGCTGTTTGGTTGATTGCAAGGGTGTGTGTGTAGAATTGCCGTTGAATAACACCAAGGGGCCAGTGGAAACCACAGGGAATGCGTGTAATTGGACTGAGAATGGCAGTGGTAACGGCGATTCGGACGGTAGTGGTAATACGCCAGATGAAGGGGGTGCAGGGACTAAGCCTATTAATGGTTGGCTTGATTTTGAACCTGTGATTGGTGATTCTACAGGTACATCTGTTTCTGGGGCAGTTGCCAAGCTGAATAAAAACTTGGGTATTGCTCTGCGTCAGGTGGTGGATAGTACTAAGCAGGATTCAAATAATATTAATTCTATTGCTCATAGTGCCGATTCACTTTATAAGGATATGAAAACCGCTCTTTTACATTTGGATAATATTTCCACTCAAGCCTTCCAGACTCAAAACACCTCTTCTTATATGTTGGGGCGTCTTAATACGTCTAATGAATATTTGCAATCAATAAACGCAAAGCTCGATAATCTTTCGTCTGGTTCCTCCGGTGGTGGTTCTACGGGAGGGACTTCACCTTTTGATGCGGATATGGCAAGGGCTTTAGTTCAGAATTCATATGGTATAAATGCAAATACAACCAGTATCCATAATGACCTGTCGCCATTGTCTAGCCAGATAAACGGTGTTATGGCTATGCAAGGTGAGGTTATTCGTAGTGTTAACGGTGTGGGTGGTAATATTTCGAATGCGCTGAATGGTCTTTCTCAAAACCGTCCTTGGGGTGGTCGTGAATTTGCAACCTTGATGGGTAAACTTGATGCTTTGGCCGCTGGTTCTGGTTCTGGTGATGGCGGTCAGGGTGTTGATTATTCCAAGATGCCTGGATCTGCTGATAATCCATTATCTGTGGGTGGTAGCAATTATAAGTCTGCCTGTTCAGGTGAAAGCTGTTTTTTCGATGTTCCGGCAATGGATAAAAAGCTCGCTGATACAAACAAATCCCTTACGGATAAATATGCCTCTATTGCTGAGGATGTGAAACAGGTGTTTTCATTTAGTCTTACGGGCTCTGCTGATCCAATGGAATGTTTGGACTTATTCACGCACCAGGGAAAGGAATACACCATTTGCCCGCCATCCGGTGATTACTGGAAAACCTTGGCGGCATTGATGATGTTTATTTTCTACTTCGTGGCCCTGATGATTATCTTTAAGAGGTGATGGCATGGAATGGCTTGGTGATTTCTTCGGTTCGTTCTTTAACGATATATATCAGTTGGCCGTGCAGTTTGCTGCATGGCTTGCCGTGCGAATGGCTGTGCAATGGGTCGAGTTTAAATTGTTCCTGCTGACGTTTACCTGGGACGTTGCCAGGGAAGTGCTATTGAACATCCATTTCAGTGAATTACTGTCCTCGTCCTTTAATTCATTGCCGCCCAGTGTTCGGGGGATATTGCTCTACCTGCATTTTGATAAAGGTCTGGCGATACTTTCCCAGGCATTTGTCACCCGCTTCATGCTCAACATGATGGGGTGGTAAATGTCGATCAAGATCCACCACGGCGCCCCAGGCTCTTACAAGTCGTCAGGGGCCATTCATACCGATGTGCTGCCCGCCATCAAGGCAGGCCGCCACATCATCACCAACGTTCGCGGGTTCACCGCCGAGCGTTGCCGGGAGGTACTGGGCAAGGCTGTTCCTGAGGGCTTCCAGGTAACGTATATCGAAACCGAATCCCAGGACGGGCGGGATCATTTCGCTCGCTTCTATCATTGGGCGCCCAAGGGGGTTTTCTTCCTGGTCGATGAGGTGCAACGGATCTTTCCGCCTTCCTGGCGCCAGAGTGATTTAGACCGCCTGGATTATCCAGGTGGGCCGGATGTGGCTAAGGAAGATGGCCGACCGGAAACAATAGACGTGGCTTTTGATATGCACCGTCACCATAACTGGGACTTCGTATTTACAACCCCGAACATCAAAAAGGTTCACGCTGTTATTCGGGCAGCTGCTGAAACTGCAATTCGTCATACCAATATGGGCCTGTTGGGCATTGGTGGGCGTTATAAGACGGTTTGGTAA